ATCATAGAAGAGTCTTACGAAAGAATTGGTCTTGTAAATAATACAGGTAACCAAATGAAAGCCGCTCGTCGCTCGCTTAACATTCTATTTCAAGAATGGGGCAACAGGGGACTTCATTACTGGGAAGTTGCACAAAATTCTATCTCAATGGTAGAAGGTCAAACTGTTTATACAATTTATAGATCATCAACTGATGGAACATCAGATGGTACTTTTAGTTATTTAAATGGTGCAATTACTGCAGCAGATACAACTTTAATATTAGATTCAGTTTGGCAGTTTCCAACATCAGGAACTTTATTAATTGGATCTGAACAAATTACTTATACTGGAACAAATACAAGTGCTAATTCTATAACAGGTTGTACGCGTGGTGCTAATGGTACAACAGCTGCAATTCATGCAGATAATACTGCTGTTTATGATTATGATTCTATTACTTATGGTCCAGATGATATTTATGAAGCATCATATAGAAATACACAACAAGTTCCAGTTGCAGATTTTCCACTTACAAAAATAGATAGATCAGTTTACAATTCACTATCTTCTAAATTTTCACAAGGTCAACCTACACAATACTGGGTACAAAGATTTATAGATAAAATTACAATCACTTTATATTTAACACCAGGAGCGGATCAGGTGAATAATGTAATGCATTATTACTATGCAAAAAGAATTCAAGATGTTGGAGCTTATACAAATATTACAAACGTTCCATATAGATTTGTTCCGTGTATGTGCGCAGGACTTTCTTATTATTTAGCAATTAAATTTGCACCACAAAGATCACAAGAGATGAAATTATATTATGAAGATGAATTAAAAAGAGCATTAGAACAAGATGGTTCTTCTTCTAGTTCATTTATAACACCTAAAACTTACTATCCGAGCGCATAATGGGAAATCTATCAAACGGAAAATATGCTTACATGATCTCAGACCGTTCTGGTCAGAGATTTCCATATCAAGAAATGGTACAAGAATGGAATGGATCATGGGTTCATATTACAGAATACGAACCAAAGCATCCACAATTAGAACCTAAACCACATAACGCTGATCCAGAAGGATTACAATATGCTCATCCTGATAGAATAGAACCACCTGTAATTATTGAACTGACACCAAATCCTTTTACAACTATTAAATACGCAGGAAATACTTATATTAATGTTTATTCAGAAGATCATGGAAGATCTACTGGCAATGTAGTTAGATTCAGAGGACCACCTGAAGTGTTGATTCCGGGCACGCCTACGCGCGAGACTTCGTTTGAATTAGTACCTTCATTTGATGGTGTTACAGATATTTCAAATGCAAATGGTTTTACTATTACAGTTGGAAAAATAAATTCATCTGGTATTGTAAGTGATCCATTGAATTATTTTTATTTTAGAAGTACAGATACAGCAACAACAGGAGATGTTTCTGGTGGTGGAGCACAATGTTCTGCAGGACCAGTAACTTTACAGGCTTAATATGACATACGCAGAATTAGTAACTAAAATTAGAAATTATACAGAAGTTGATTCAAATGTATTTACATCAACTATTGTAAATGGATTTATCGAAGATGCTGAATGGAGAATTCAAAGAGATGTAGATTCTGATAATAATAGAAAATATGCAACAGCTACAATTATTGCAGGTCAACCTTATGTAAGTACACCTTTATTAACAGATCAAACTTTGATTATTAGAGAAGCTCAAATTATTCCATCAGGTGTATATAGTAGTAATGCCGTAGTAGAATATAGAGATACAGGTTTTATTAATGAATATAATGCTACTAATGCTCAAGGATTACCTAAATACTTTAGTTATTGGGATGAACAAACTATTGTATTAGCCCCAATTCCAGACTTGACATATACAATGCAATTAAATTATACCTTGAAGCCAGCAGGATTATCTGCTATTAATACGACAACATATTTAAGTCAGCAATTTCCCTCTGGCTTGTTATATGCATGCCTTGTTGAGGCTTACGGTTTTTTAAAGGGTCCTGCTGATATGATTCAGTTCTATGAACAAAAGTATCAATCAGCGTTACAAGGATTCTCTATTGAACAAATGGGAAGAAGAAGACGAGATGAGTATCAAGAAGGTGCTCCTCAGATTCAAAAACAAGGATAATAATTAGGAGTTAATATGGCTATAACACAAGCAGTTCCAAATTCTTTCAAAGAAGAATTATTTCAAGCTGAACATAATTTTAACGCAGTAGGCGGAAATGTTTTTAAACTTGCTCTATACACATCAGCAGCAACTTTAAATTCAGCTACAACTGTTTATACATCTACTAATGAAGTTGCTAACTCTGGACAGTACACAACAGGTGGCGGAGTATTAGTAAATGTTGGAACTTCAGTTTCTTCTGGTGTTGCATATGTTGATTTTGCAGATATATCTTTTACAGGTGTTACACTTACAGCAAGAGGAGCTTTAATTTATAACACTTCCAATTCTAATGCTGCAGTTGCAGTTTTAGATTTTGGTTCTGATAAAACAGCTACATCTGGAACATTTACAGTTCAATTCCCAGCAGACACAACATCAGCGGCTATTTTAAGAATTGGCAACGCGTAATAGGAGTAACCTATTATGGCTAACGATTATAAATGGGGCCAACTAGCTTGGAGTACAGGTGATTGGGGACTTCAAGAACCAGTACTTGATGGTTGGGGTGCTTATGGTTATGGTCTTTCAGCATGGGGCAATAATACATTAAGTGTTACAGTTTCTGTAACAGGACAACAATTAAATATAAATTTAAATTCGGTTTCTATCTCAGCAGAGATTAATACTGGATGGGGAAGATTAACTTGGGGTCAGAATGACTGGGGTGGAGAAGGACTTTCAGTTTTTGTTTCAACAATTGGTCAACAATTAAATATAAGTTTAAATTCTATTTCATTAGATTTAAATTCAATTGCTTCATTAACAGGCCAACAATTAAATATTGCTGAAGGAATTGTAGATCCAAATCCAGATGTTATTTTAGAAGGTCAACAATTAAATATTTCTTTAGATAATGTAACTATAACTGCAGATGCATTAACAAGTTTAACTGGTCAACAATTAAATTTATCATTAGGAACAGCAATATTAGATGCTAATACAATAGCTGGAGTTACTGGTCTTGGTCTTGCAATGCCTATACCAGGAGAAGTTGTTGTTGGAGCAATTGTAGTAGTTGAAATAACTGGTAATGGATTAGCTATAGCAGAAGGTTCTTTAGATCCTGGTCCAGATGTTGCTTTAACAGGTCAACAAGTAAATATATCATTAAATAGTGTATCTATTGATGTAAGTGTTAATGCTTTACCTAGTGGTCAACAATTAAATACATCATTAGGAAACCTAGGATTTGCTTCAACTGGAAGTGTTACTTTAACAGGAAATGGCTTGACTGTGACTTTAAATAGTATAAATAATCAAATCTGGACGGAAGTAAATACCGGAACTGATGCGACTTGGACAGAGGTTGACACAGCCGCTTAATTTGATAAAAACAATAAAATAAGGAATTTAAAATATGCCATCAAGTTATTCTACAGATTTAAAACTAGAACTCATGGTAACAGGCGAAAACGCCGGTACATGGGGAGATATTACAAATACAAACTTAAACATTTTACAACAAGCAATTGCTGGTTATGATTCAGTTGCATTAAACGCTACAACTGGAGCTACTTTAACATTTTCTAATGGTATTTTATCTAATGGTAAAAACGCTGTTATAAATTTAACAGGAACTATAACAGGAAACGTTAGTGTTATTGTTCCAGATGGAATTGAAAAAACATATATTATTAAAAACTCTACAACTGGTTCTTTTACAGTACAAATTAAAACAACATCAGGAACAGGTCCAACATTTGCTGCAACAGATAAAGGATTTAAATTAGTTTATTCTAATGGAACAGATGTTGTGGATGTTTCTTTATCTTCACCTCCAGGTGGATCAGATACTCAAGTTCAATTTAATAGTGGTGGAACTGCATTCGGTGGTTCTGCTAACTTTACTTGGGATGGAACAAATGTTGTTATTGATTCAGAAGGTGCATTAAGATTAGGAGATTCTGCAGGAACAGAATATGTTGGATTAAAAGCTCCAACTACAGTTTCATCTACTTATACATTAACATTACCAACAGCAACAGGATCAGCAAATCAAGTTTTACAAACAGATGGTTCTGGTAATTTATCTTTTGCTACAGTTACAGGTGGAGCTGCATGGCAAGCAGTAGTGACTAGTAGTTTAACTGTTACTGCTAAAAATGGATATTTTATAAATACATCATCAGCTGCAATTACAGCAACTCTTCCAGCTTCTCCAACTCTTGGAGATTTTATTTCATTCATTGATTACTCTGGAACATTTGACACTAATAATTTAACCATTGCAAGAAATGGTAAACCTATACAAGGTGTAGCAGAAGATTTAACCGTGTCAGTTGAGCGCGCTGGACTTACACTTGTATTTACAGACAACACTCAAGGCTGGCTATTACAGAATAAATAACCATGGCTACTTATAAAGGTATAAATGGTTTTGCAGTTCAATCAGTTGCATCAGATCCATCTCCATTAGACGAAGGACAAGTTTGGTATAACAATGCTACTTATGCTTTTAAACTAGCGGCAGTTACAACTGCTGGAACTTGGGCAACAGGTGGAAATTTAAATACAGCAAGATGGACTGGACAAGGTTCTAATGTAGGTACACAAACTGCTGCATTATATAATGGTGGATCATCACCTGGAAATACAAATGTTACAGAATTATACGATGGAACTTCATGGACAAATTCAACAAATGCTCCTGCTAATGTAAGAGATGGATCATCTTTAGGTGTACAAACTGCTGCATTAGTTTTAGGTGGAAATGGTCCACCAAATGTAGCATCAGCTAATGTTTTATCATTTAATGGATCTGCTTGGACATCTGCTCCTAGTTTAACTGGTACTATGGTTTCTCAAATGAGTGTAGGAATTCAAACTGCTGGTTTAGCTTTTGGAGGAAGATCACAAACTGCACCAGTAACTGGATCACAAAATTATAATGGTTCATCTTGGACTAATGGACCTTCTATGGTTAATTCACATTATAGTGCAGGAGCTGCAGGAGTTCAAACTGCTGCTTTAGCTATATCTGGAGGTCAATTTCCACCAGATGCTGCAACATCTACAGTAGATTCTTATAATGGAAGTGCTTGGACTAGTATTACTGCTGTAAACACAGGTAGAAATAATACATCTGGTTGTGGAACACAAACAAGTGCTTTACTTTTTGGAGGAGGTCCAGCTTCTACTGCAACAGAATTATGGAATGGAACTTCTTGGACAACTACAGGAAGTTTATCTACAGGAAGACAGCTACTAGGTGGAACAGGTCTTACATCAGCAGGTCTTGCTATGGGTGGAGAACTTGGAGGAGCATCTTCAGCAACTGAAGAATTCACAGGTCCAGGAGCCCCAGTAACTAGAACGATAACAACTTCGTAATATACAATGATTATGAAAAATGGTATAAATATAAATTAATAAGGAGGAAACATGGCATATAAATACTGTGTAGCAGAATGTTGGGGAAAAGGATTTATCACACATGATGATTCATCTAAATTCCAAGTTTCTGGATTCCCAGGTAATGTTTGGCAAATACCAGCAAACAGCCAAGATGCAAATCTTTGGGTTAATAAAGTAGCTGGAATTTGGAAAACAAAAGCAGAAGCACAAGCTATAGTTGATGTAGAAGTTACAGCGGCTCAAGCAGCGTGGGATGCTTTACCTGATGATCAGAAAACAAATTTAAGTAGACAAAGACCAACTGCTATCATTTTAGAATAAAATTTTTATGGCAACGTATTACGGAACATATGGACAAAAAGTCCAGTACCTAGCGTCCGATCCATCTGATCCACAGGTTGGTCAGGTGTGGTATAATTCTACGTCTGCGACTTTGAAGGTGAGACAATTAGTTACAACCAATGCTTGGGCGAGCGGAGGGAATTTAAATACAAGTGGTGCATACGGAGCAGCAGTAGGTGATGCATCAGCAGGATTAAGAATGGGTAATTATCCTGGTTCTGAGACGGTAACAGAATCTTACAATGGAACTTCATGGACATCAGTTACTTCTTTAAATACTGCAAGAGTTTATAACGGTGCTGCAGGAATTCAAACAGCAGCTATAACATTTGGTGGTGGTCCTGGAGGAACACCTACAACAAGTACAGAATCTTGGAATGGCTCTAGTTGGACAACGGTTAATTCAATGAATACTTCTAGAACAGCTCCAGCAACAGAGGTTGGTACACAGACAGCTGCATTGGTATCTGGTGGAGAGACTCCTGCTTTAACAACAGCAACAGAATCATGGAATGGAACAAGTTGGACAACACTTCCAGCTACAATGAATACAGCAAGAAGTTTTGGTGGTTCAGGTGGAACTCAAACAGCTGCAATATCTTTTGGTGGATCTACTCCTTCAAAAACAACAGCTACAGAATTATATAACGGTACAAGTTGGACAAATTCATCTGCAATACCGTTTGCTAGAGATCAAATGGGATCTGGTGGAATACAAACTGCAGTTCTAGGTTATGGAGGAAGAAATGCTGCAAATTCAATACAAAATGGAACAATTTCATGGAATGGTTCTGCTTGGTCAAATCTTTCTAATATGGGTACTGGAAGATATGGAATTATGGGTGCAGGAACTCAAGCATCTTCTTTAGCAGCAGGTGGTTATTCTGGTTCATATGGAGCTCTTACAGAAGAATGGACAGGAATAGTAGCAACAACCAAAACAGTAACGGTATCATAATGGCACAATACACAGGAATACAAGGACAGAATATTTTAATAGTAAGCTCGGATCCAGCAAATCCGACTGAAGGTCAGATTTGGTATAATTCAACAAGCAATCTTTTGAAAGGTTATCAATTTGCAACTGTTAATTCTTTTGCTACTGGTGGAACAATGGGAACAGCAAGATATGGTTTAGCAGCAGCAGGAACACAAACAGCGACTGTTGCATTTGGAGGTGGATCACCTTACACTGGAGGAGCTACAGAATTATACAATGGAACATCTTGGACTTCTAATCCAACTTCAATGTCTCCAGGTACATATGTACTAGCAGGTGCAGGTACTCAAACTGCAGCATTAGCTTTTGGTGGAAAAACAGGACCTGGTGCTCAAAGTAGTCAAGCTCAAAAATTTAATGGTTCAACTTGGTCACCAACGGGAAGTTTAGGTAATGCAAGATATACTATATCTGGAGCAGGACTACAAACAGCGGCTTTAGCTTTTGGTGGTGTAAAAACCCCAGGAGAACAAGGTCAATCAGCTACAGAATCTTTTGACGGAACTTCTTGGACAACGGTTAATTCAATGAATACTGCAAGAGGAAATTCTGGTGGTTGTGGAACTCAAACAGCTGCTTTAGTTGTAGCTGGAACAACTTTTCCATCTAGTGTAGCTAATAATGCTGTTGAAACTTGGAATGGAACTTCTTGGACTTCAGTAACTAATTATCCTATATCTAAAGGATTTTTGGCAAGTTTTGGAACACAAACTTCTTCCATTACTTGTGGTGGATTACCTGTAGTCGCAACTACTAATTTATGGAATGGAACAGCATGGACTGCAAATCCAACAGGATTAAATACAGGAAGAGGACAACAATCTGCTGCAGGTACAACAACAGCTGGATTAGTTGCTGGTGGATCACCTCCTAATAGTGGATTAACAGAGGAATGGACTGGCCAAGCATTACAAACAAGAACAATAACCACTTCTTAATCCCTTTACATTTAACCTAACATAGCTTATATACATCTCATGACAGAGAAGAGAGATATAAAAGAGCTTATACAACAAGAAGAAACACACCTTAATAATCTACTTGAACCAAATGATTTAAAATCATTTAAGGGAATGGTGGATGAACTTCGAGATACTTGGACTAAAAAACAAATATTTAGAACTGAAACAGAAGCTAGAATTTCAGTATTACAAGATAATCGTTATCCAAATAATGCTTCTAAATACTGGCAATGTGTTAGAGAACAAAGTGTATTTCTTGAAAATTTAATGTCCTTATCTTTTGATTACAGACGTAATGAAGCTAAAATTAAATGGCTTACTAAAAAAGTAGAAACTGAAACAGATGAATATAAATTAGAAAATTATAAAATAGATTTAGATGAAAAGATTTATTCTAAAGCTAATATGGAAGCCGTTGCAAAAGATAGAATGAGAGAAATTAATATGTGGTCTAAATTAAAGTTAGAATTTAATGATGGTACATTTAATGATAAAAATGTAAATGAACATCAATTAGAAACATATCATCAAGTATATTTAAACAAAGCTAAAACATTAACTTCAGGATCATCTCAACCAGAAGTATTTAATGTGGTGGGTCAATTAGAAACTATTGAAAGAGTTAAGAAATCAGGTGAATTAAAATACGATAAGAAAGAATCTATTACTTATGGAAAGCAAAACTCATAAGAAGATCTTCTTCTTATTAGCTCTTCCAAGATCAGGTAACACTTTATTTGGTTCAATCATGAATCAAAATCCAGATATCGCAGTAACTGCTAATTCTATTACATTAGAAATAATGAAAGATGTATTTCTACTTAAACAAACTGATGTGTTTCAAAATTACCCAGATCATAAATCATTAGATAACGTATTGTCTTCCGTCTACAACACTTATTATAAAGATTGGAATTATAAGTATATCATTGATCGTGGTCCTGTAATGACACCAGGTAATTTAATGTTAATGAAACAACATTTAGGTCAACCTATAAAGTGCATAGTTATTTGGAGAGATCTATTAGATGTTCTTGCATCATATATTAAATGGTTTGAAACAGAACCTTCTGCATTTCCTAATAAATATGGCAAGAAAACAATAGAGGAAAAACTTTGGATGCTGATGAATGTAGATGGTGCAATTGCTAAAGATTTAATAGCAATACAAAATGCATTAAAACCAGAACATAAATATATGTGTCATTTTCTTAAATATGATGAATTAGTAAATGATACGGAAAATCAAATTAACAAGATATATGACTTTTTAGAAATACCTAGATTTAATCATAACTTAAAATCCTTGAATCAATTTAAAGTTAATGGTATAGGTTATGACGATAAAGTGGTTGGAAATAGAATGCATACTATTAGAGAAGAGATTAGAAAGGAATCAAATCCTTACCGAGCAATGATACCTGAAAGTATTATTAAAGCGTATGGACATATTGTATTATGAAAATTTTAATATTTGGATTACCAGGATCTGGCAAATCTACATTTGCAAAGAAACTAGTTGAGAATAAAAAAATACCTCACTTTAATGCTGATGAGATTAGAAAGTTATTTGAAGATTGGGATTTTACAGAAGATGGTCGTAAACGACAAGCTAATCGTATGATGACTATGTGTGATCTTGCAGTTAATCATGTTGTTGTAGACTTTGTTTGTCCATTTGAATCTTATAGATCTTTTTATGATATGAAGATTTGGATGAACACCATTAATAAAGGAAGATTTGAAGATACGAATAAAGTTTTTGAAAAACCTAAAAAAGTAGATTTTGAAATAACTGATTTTAATTACGATAACATAATAAAGGAGATACATGATAGACTACTCTAAACCCACAGCACAGATGCTTGGACGTTGGCAGCCATTCCATGATGGACATTTAGCTTTATTTAAAGAGATATTAAAGAAGACTGGTCAAGTTTGTATAATGGTTAGAGATCAAGTTCCTACAAAAGATAATCCATTTAAATTTGATGAAATAAAACAACGTATAGAAGAAAAACTTAAAGACTATATTGGTAAATTTGAAGTTGTAAAAGTTCCTAATATTACCAATATATGTTATGGTAGAGGTGTTGGTTACAAGATTGAAGAGATTGTATTGCCAAAAGAAATACAAGAAATATCGGCTACTAAAATTAGAAAAGAGATGGGACTATGAACTTTAATTTTACATTTCTAGGACAATCTATCCTACGATATGAAACTCCTTTAGATATATTTCATGCAGTTAATCAATCATATGAACAAAAATTTAATACATTAGAACCAGCAAATAAACAATTAGTTGGAAAGATTAAAGATGAACATTCTTTATTTTATGATGGAGAAGATGAATCTAAAATGAAAAGACATAATATGTTACCTAAAAATGTTTTAGATTGGTTTATGGAAATGTTTCATCATTATTTAGAATTTAATCATATTAGACAATATGAAACACATTTAAATTCAATCTGGGTTAATGAAATGAAAGCACATGAATATAATCCTGTACACGTGCACCAGGGCAATTTGTTTACTGGTCTATCTTCAGTTATGATTTTAAAGTTACCAAATACTTATGGTGTAGAGTATTCTGCAGAACAAGCTCCACAAAATGGTAAACTACAAATATTAGGTGCAAGCAATGGTCAATTTGCTAAAGTTGATTATGAACCACCAATGAAGTTAAGAGACTTTTATATATTTCCTTATGATATGAGACATTGTGTATATCCATTTAATGGAACAAATGACACTAGACGAACATTAGCAGCTAACTGCGATGTATTATATAACCCAATCATCAATAGAGGAGCACAATGATAACAGAACCACGTTGGAAGTCGTTGATTGTTGAAACAACTAGTCCAATATTTACACCAGAACAATGTCAGTTAATTATAAATGCAGGTAGATCTGAACCCGTTGAAAATGGTCAAGTAGGTGGAGGACAAGGTGGTACAGTAGATACAAAGGTTAGAACTTCACACATTAGTTGGATACCTTTTAATAAAATGCCTGAAATGTATAAAACATTAGAAACTATTATGAGAAAAACAAATGGTAATCATTTTGGTTTTGAAGGAATGCAAATAACCGAGCCCGCACAGTACACAGAATATCCTGCAGGTGGATTTTATGATTGGCATATAGATTCAGATGTTAATTGTGTAAATGAACCTCCTGTGCGAAAAATATCTATGACCTGTCTATTATCACATGAATCAGAATTTGAAGGTGGTGGACTTGAACTTATGTCAGATGGAAAGATTGCAAGACCTAAACAAGGACAAGCTATATTCTTTGCATCATACATTAGACACCGTGTAATACCTATTACAAAAGGAGTTAGAAAATCACTTGTGATGTGGTTTGGGGGTCCATCTTTTAAATGAATAGAGAATTATTTTTTGCAACACCTGTTTATGTTAAGGACGTTGGATCTGAAGAATTTAACAATAGATTAAAACAAAATATTATTAACTGGTCGAATAAAGATAAAGGTATTCAAAGAACTAATACAAATGGATGGCATTCAACTGATGATATGCATACTAAACCTGAATACAAAGAATTAGTTGATTTATTATTTGAAGCACAAAAACATATTTACAAAGAAGAACTATTAGACAATGAACCATTTTTAGGTAGTATGTGGGCAAACATCAATCCACCACACGGATATAATAAAGCTCATACTCATCCAAATTGTTTATGGTCTGGAGTTTATTATGTAAAGACTCCAAAAAATTGTGGACACTTAACAATAATGGACCCTAAATCAGTTGCAGCAATGACGTATCCAAGAAGAAAAGAAGGAGAACTTCCATCTTATTTATGGAGAGATGTTCATTTTGAACCAGTTGCTGGACGACTTATAATGTTTCCAGCATGGCTTAATCATTGTGTTGATCCTAATAAATCTAATGATATAAGAATATCAGTATCTTTTAATTTTTTACAGAGAGGAATGTTTGTATGAGTTTTGCACAAAATAAATATCAAGTAATCAAAAAAGCAGTTTCATATGAACTTGCTAACTTTGTATTTAATTATTTTTTACTTAAAAGAGATGCAGTTAATTATTTATACTCAAATAATCTAGTAGCTGAAAATGGTATGTTTGGTACTTGGAAAGATGCACAGGTTCCAAATGTTTATTCTCATTATGCAGATTTTGTTATGGAAACATTACTTATGAAAGTAATGCCTATAATGAAAAAAGAAACTAATTTAGATTTAATACCTACTTATTCTTATGCAAGAATTTATGAAAAAGGATCTATCTTAAAAAGACATAAAGATAGACCATCTTGTGAGATATCTACAACATTAAATTTAGGCGGAGATTCTTGGCCAATATTTATTGATCCAACAGGATCTAATAACGTAATAGATGAATATAAAAACATAATGAAACCTAATGCTCCAGCAGGTATAGAAGTTAATTTAGAACCAGGAGATATGTTAGTTTATTCTGGATGTGAATTAGAACATTGGAGAGAAGAATTTAAAGGAAATGTTTGTGGTCAAGTTTTCTTGCATTATAACCATATAAATGGACAGTTTGCACAATCCAATTTATATGATAAAAGACCTCTATTAGGATTACCATCATTCACTAAAGTAGTGTAAATCAACAGATTTGGTGGTATAGAGATTTCTTATGCCATTACAAAAAATACAGTTTAAACCTGGTTTTAATAAACAACAAACAGCAACCGGAGCCGAAGGGCAATGGATTGAAGGTGATAATATAAGATTTCGTTACGGAGAGCCTCAAAAAATAGGTGGTTGGCAGCAATTAAATGCAAGTACCTTAGCAGGACCCGTTAGAGAACAATTAACTTGGACTGCATTAGATGGTAAAAAATATGCAGCTTTAGGTACTTCTAAAATATTAGCAATTTTTTATGAAGGATCTTTTTATGATATTACACCACTTCAAAATGCTGTAACTGGATGTACTTATACATCAACTACAGGATCAAGTACTGTTACTATTACAAAATCAGCGCATGGATTACAAATAGGAGACTATTTGATATTTTCTGCAGCAACAACTCCAGGATTACCTACAACAAGTTATAACTCAGCAAGTTTTACAACTAATGCATTTGAAGTAAAAACAACTCCAACTGCAGATACATTTACTCTTACTATGCCAACATCTGAAACAGGAACAGGTGTTACTGCCGGTGGAACTTTAACTTTTCAAGCATATGAAACAATTGGTCCTGCTACACAAACTCCAGCATATGGATTTGGAACTGGAGCATTTGGAGGAGTTGTTATTCCTAGTGTAACAAATCAATTAAATGGAGCAATCGATGCAATAGTTACAACTATTACAGTCGATTCAACAGGAGGTTTTCCAAATTCAGGTACGATTGATATTGATAGTGAATTAATTACTTATACTGGTAAAACTGGAACTACTTTTACAGGTTGTGTTAGAGGAGCTGAAGGATCAACTGCAGCATCTCATTTAGATAATGCAATTGTAACTAATGCAACATACTGGCAAGGTTGGGGAGAAGAATCTTCTGTAACAAGCGTTACACTCGCTCCTGGCTCCTGGTCACTCGATAACTATGGACAGATTCTAGTTGCAACCATTAAGAATGGTAAAACATTTACTTGGGATCCATCTAATGCATTAAGATTACAAACACGTGCTACCGTTGTTGCAAACGCTCCAACAGCTTCTATTATGACTTTAGTTTCAGATAGAGATAGACATTTATTTGCACTTGGAACTGAATCTACGATTGGAGATCCATCAACACAAGATCCAATGTTTATAAGATTCTCAAATCAAGAAGATATTAATACTTGGAATCCAACAGTTACAAATACAGCAGGTACATTTAGACTAGATACGGGCAACGAGATTATAGGAGCTGTGCAAGGTAAAGATTATATATTAGTTCTTACAGATCAAGCAGCTTATACAATTCAATACGTAGGTCCTCCATTTACATTCTCAATTAGACAGGTAGGTACAAACTGTGGATGTATTGGTCAGCATGCATTAGTTTATGCACAAGGTGCTGTATTTTGGATTGGATTCGGTGGAGGATTCTTTGCATTTGATGGAACTGTTAAACAAATACCTTCTCTTGTTGAAGACTTTGTATTTACAACAACTGGAGATAATTTAGGTATTAACTATGATACAAGTCAAATAACTTATGGATATCATAACTCTTTATATAATGAAGTAGGTTGGAATTATGCAAAAGCAGGATCTAATCAAGTAGATAGAAATGTTGTTTATAACTTTGTTGAAAATACTTGGTCAGTTGGAACTTTAGCAAGAACTACTTATAAAGATGCAGGCACATTTAGTTTACCTTATGCAACACAATACAATGCAACTGGAACACCAACATTTCCAACTATTAATGGTGTAACAAATACTTATGGATCATCTAAATATTGGATACAAGAAACTGGTGTTAATGAAGTAGATGCAAGTGGAAACGTTACTGCAATAGCTTCTTATGTTAAATCTGGAGATTATGATTTATCAGAACAAGGTTTAGCTGGAGATGGTCAATTGATTATGCGTGTCAAAAGATTTATTCCAGACTTTAAGAGCTTAGAAGGTAATGCAAAAATAACTTTATTCTTTAGAGATTATCCAGCAAATAGTGAATCAACTCCTTCTACAACTCCACCAACAATTACTGGACCATTTACAATTACATCTTCAACAACTAAAGTAGATACTCGTGTTAGAGGAAGACAAGTGAGTTTAAAAATTGAAAATGATGCGGTTGATGAAACTTGGAGATATGGAACTTTGAGATTAGATATTGAAGCAGGTGGAAGAAGATAATGGCAAAGATAACAGCTTATATACCAGAACCAACAGATAATTATGATGTTAATAATCAAAGACAAATACTTGAATCAATTACTACAATTAAAAATCAACTTAACTTTGGATATCAACAAGACTTAATTAACGAACAAGCAGCAATGTTACAATTTATGTATGGAAATCAAAATGGATTTGGATGTGATACAGGTACTCCATCTAATCCTACAGTTATAATTCCAGGTGGAACTAGTGTTGATGCTTTTGGAAGATTTAGAGTATCTGAACCTTTTACATTATTTGATTCACAAAATAGATATGCAGAAGACGATCAATTTAGTTCATCTACAACAGGAGCAGGATCTACTGTTACATTTGCAACAAATGAATCTTCAGTAAATTTAAATGTAGGTACAGTATCAGGTGGTAAAACTGTAAGACAAACATTTAGAAGAATGCCTTATCAACCTGGTAAAAGTATGCTTATTCTTACAACATTTTGTATGAATGCAGCTAAAGCAAATCTTAGACAAAGAATTGGTTATTTTGATGATAATAATGGAATTTTTTTAGAAAAAAACGGAACATCAAATCCATCCTTTACAATTAGAACAAATACATCTGGAACTCCTGTAAATACAAATACAGCATCTCAATCTAGTTGGAATGGAGATAAATTAGATGGAACTGGACCAAGTGGTTTAACTTTAGATTTAACTACAGTTCAAATATTTTGGACGGATTTAGAATGGTTGGGAGTGGGTAATGTTAGATGTGGATTTGTTATTAATGGACAACTTATAGTTTGTCATACATTTCAATGTGCAAACCAAACTGGGAAAACAAAAGTATATATGGAAACAGCTATACTTCCAGTTAGATACGAAATTGAAAACACAGATACAACAGCAACATCGTCTACATTAAAACAAATTTGTTCAACTGTTATTTCAGAAGGTGGTTATCAACAAACTGTTCAAGATACTATTGCAAGGAGAACTGCTATACTTGGAACAATTTCAACTACATTTTTACCTCTTGTATCTATTAGACTTAAATCAACATCTGCAGGCGCAGTTGTATTATTGAATAGAGTAAACGTATTACCTACAACAAATCAAAGTTATGAAATATGTATTATGAAAAATTCTACATTAACTGGAGCTTCTTGGACATCCTTATCAAGTAATATGGAATATGATGTAACTGCTACCGCAATGACAACTTCTGTTGATGGTATTTATCAAAATGATTATGTAACATCATCTGCACAAGGAAGAGCAGTATTAGCAGCGCCAACAGGATATAACTTTGCATATCAATTAGGAACATCACTTGCTGGAGTATCTGATACATTTACATTAGGAATTAGGACAGTATCTGGTGCGACTACAGGAGATGCTATAGGATCAATATCATTTTACGATTTAACAATATAACATGGCTATATTTTATAAAAATCAGGGATTTAGTTTAACAACAACAAATGCAACTACTGTACTAAGTATTAATACTTCTTCAGTTGCAATCGTTAAAGATATCGCTGTAACTAATACAGGATCAAATGCAGCTACACTAGATATGTATGTTTATGACTATTCAGCTTCTACAACATATCAATTTATACACGCAAGTGTTGCAGGTGCATGTAATGGTAATGCGGCTCAGACAGTCTTGAATTTAGAAGAAGGAGATGCTATATTAGCACAAACAGCAACTGTTAATGTTATTAAAGGCGTTATCAGTTATGCATTATTAGATAGAATAGGAACGAATGGATAATCTACCCAAGATAGAATGTCAGACAGTAGAAATTATTAAAAGTAAGAAAACCGGAAAGACTTATAATAATATGGAAGAATTTCTAAAAGAAAATAAAATTGAAGATTTACAAAAAGATTTATCTATTACTATTACAAACAAAGGATTAGATTTAATACAGAAAGTAATGAATCAAAAATGAATCCTAGAGGCGGAACAGAATTACAAGTAGAATTACTTGAAAAATTTGTAGATAAAAAATTATTAGATCAAGTACAAATAACAACATCTGTACCTGAAAAAATACCATTACATCCAAATAAACCAAACATACTTTGGCAACAAAATTCATATGACCAAGGTAATTTAGCCCCATGGTTTAAAAATAAAGACAATCATAATAAATATGATTGGTATGTATTTAATTCACATTGGTGTTATGAAAAATTTAGAATGATGTTTGATATACCAACATATAAATCATTAGTTATTAAAAATGGAATAGATAAGATAAAACCTAGAGATTTAAGTTATAAAAAAGGAAAACCAATTAAATTAATCTATACATCAACTCCATGGAGAGGATTGAATGTATTACTTGCTGCAATGCAATTAGTTCAAAATCCATTGATACATTTAGATGTTTATTCTTCAACTCAAGTATACGGTGATCAATTTAAATCAGCAAATGATGAACAATTTAAAGGTTTATATGAACAGGCTAAAGCTTTACCTAATGTAACTTACATTGGATATAAGCCAAATGAATATATAAAAGAAAATTTAAAAAATTATCATATGTTTGTTTACCCTAATATTTGGGAAGAAACATTTTGTATATCAGCATTAGAAGCCATGGCCGCAGGACTTTATTGTATCACAACAGACTATGGTGCTTTATATGAAACTTGTGCAGAGTTTTCAGTTTATGTTCCATATGAAAAAAATTATATAAAACTTGCTCAAACATTTGCTAAAGTAATTGATGCTGCATCTGCTCAATTAAACGAACAAAATGTAAAAGATCACTTAAAATTTCAAATAGATTATACAAATAAATATTATTCATGGGAATCAAAGGCAATGGTTTGGAATAGATTTTTAGAAGGAGTTTTAAATGCAAGACGCAAGTAAACCTATTTGGTTTAAAAAAATTAAAGATACAGATACTATTGATTTAAAACAGCATGCAAAAACTATTAATATAGGAACACCTTTATATAAAATATTTGTAGCAACACCAGTTCATAGTGAATGTTCAATTCATTACACACAAGCATTATTAAAGTTTCAACAACAATGTATGATGAACAATATCATGGTATCTTTTTCACTTCTTAAATCATCATTAGTTACACAAGGAAGAAATTTATGTGTGGCTGGTTTTTTAAATGATCCTTCCAATTATACTCATTTATTATTCATAGATTCTGATATTGATTTTAGTTTTGAAACCATAATCAAAATGTTAAAATTAGATAAAGAACTAATAGCAGCTCCTTATCCAATGAAGTATATTAACTGGGATCAAGTATGGGATAGAGTTCAATCTAATAAAATTAAAACTAAAGAAGAATTGATGAGATGTGGATTCATATATCCAATAAAAATGGATAACATGATTGATCCTAAAAAGAATCAAATTACAGTTGTGAATGGTGTTATGGAAGTATCCCATGCTCCAACTGGATGTATGTTAATTAAAAGACAAGTATTTGATAAAATGATTAAAGCGTATCCAGAAGATAGAATCGAGCAACATACAATTGTAAATGGAGAAGCTAAAATTACTGAAAACATGTACAACTTTTTTGATACAATTCATGAATCAGATAGTAAAAAATATTATGGAGAAGACTTTGGATTCTGTAAAAAATGGACAAAAATAGGTGGAAAATGTTATTGTTATGTTGAAGATCCTATTACTCATATTGGTGAATATCAATATTCAGGTAGTTTAAAAGATAATTTAGAATTCGTTAATACCGTTGACGATTCAAAGAAAAACAAGTAAAGTATACGTTTTCAGGACTCTGTGCCTGCCTATAATTAACTAATGTATTAAATATGGATTCTATAGCTACGGCACGAGATTTTTTTATAAACCAACAAGGAATGAGCCCTGACCAAGCTGACATGATAGTTAGTCAAGGATTGCAGGCTTATAATCAACAAACACAACCTAGAAGCATGATGCAAATGGCATCAGGTGGTATTGCAAGACTTGGTTATCAAATGGGTGGAAGCCCAGTAGGTGTTCAAACAATGCCTATGGATTATGGTCAATCATTACAAGTACCTCAACTACAACAATCTATGTTTACTCCAACGGGAAGTGCAACATCTAGTCCGTTATTAAACTATGGGCAAACAGGAATTGGAAAAGCAGGTGGAACACCTTTAACAATGCGTGGTGGTGGTATTGCAAGATTAGGTTATCAAGAAGGTGGAATGACAATGACACAATTTGGAGCTCCACAAGAAGAACCTATATTTCCAAGATTAGAAACTTTAAGTGAAAACTTAGGACAAGCAGAAGAAAAATTAGGAACACCATCTAATAATCAATTTGGTATTTCTCCTATGACTTCTGCATTTACAGGGCAACCTAGATTTGGTTACGAATCTGGTGGTGTGACTGTGCCATCACAAGGATCTGAAATGTCACAACTTGGACAAATGGATCCAGCACAAGCTGTAGAAGTAATTACTAAATTATTAATTGAGAATGGAGTTCCTCCAGAACAAGCACAACAATTAGCATTACAAATTATACAAATATTTGCACAAGGTGGAGAACCCGCGGTTGAAGAATTTGCAAATCAATTAGAACAACAAGAAACAGAAGCAATGGCTTCTGGTGGTATTGCAGGATATGGTTATAGACAAGGATATTTTGTAGGTGGTATTGCTAAAGCAGTTGGAAGTGTATTTAAAGGAGCAGCAAAGGCAGTTTCAGGGGTTGTTAAAGGAGTAGCTAATGCAGTTAAATCAGTTGTTAAAAGTGATATAGGTAAATTAGCTTTACTTGCAGGTGGTGCATATTTAATGATGAATCCTGGAATACTTTCAGGATTAGGTGCAGGAACTGCAGCAGGAACAACAGCTGCTCAAACAGCGGCATTAACAGAAGCAGGATTAGGTGGATTAGGTGCTACATCTTTAACTGCAGGAACAGGTTCTTTAGTATTACCAACAGCGGCTTCTGTAGGAGCAGCATTGCCTGCAACGGCTGGAGGATTAACAGCAGCGGGTGGATCACTTGCTCTACCTGCAGCAACATCAATAACAGCGGATGCATTAGCAGCTGCAACACCTAGTTTTTTTGAAACTGCTAAATCTGTAGCAATGGATCCATCTTTTTCAGGAATTAAAGCATTAGGACAACAAGGATTATCTAGTATTGCAAATTTAGGTTCAGAAGCACTAGATTATGCAAGTAAAAATAAATTAAGTACGGCTCTTACACTTACAAATTTAGCTTCACTAGGGGCTCAATTAGGTATGCCAAGAAATGAAGGTGAAGATGACATGTCTTATGAAAAAAGATTAAAAGAAGCTCAAGGTTATTTAACTAATTATGGAAGAAATTTAAAAATAACTAATCCTTATTTCTATCAGAGAGAAGGTGCAGTAAATCCATTTGCTCCAACTATGGCAGCTAATGGTGGTATAATGGGATATGCAAAAGGTGGATCAATGGTTCCTCCTGCTAGACAAATTGAAGGTGGTATTATAGAATTAGATGCAAGAAAAACAGGTGGATATATTCCATATGGTAAAAAGGAACGAGTAGATGACGTTCCTGCAATGCTTGCAAAAGATGAATTCGTATTTACTTCACGTGCAGTCAAGGCTGCAGGTGGTGGAAGCGCGAGAAAAGGAGCTGCTAAAATGTATGCACTTATGAAACAATTAGAATCAAAAGGAGCTAGAGCGTAATGGCTGAAATTACACAAACACAAACATTACCAGCACCATTTATAGAAGCTTTAGGTAAAACCTATGGGGAACAATTAACATCAGCTATTGGTGGTTTAAAAGATTTAGATGTATCTAAAATTTATGGACCACAATTTGTAGCTCCACAAGGAGCTCTTGCTGAACAGGCACAACAATTGGCTGGTGGACTTGGAGCATATCAACCTTATTTACAAGCAGCACAGGCTGCAACTGGACCTACTGCATATCAACAGTATATGTCTCCATATCAACAAGATGTTATTAACACAACTTTAAGACAATATGATATTCAATCACAAAAAGGTCTACCAGCACTAGCAGCACAAGCAATAGCAGCAGGTGCATATGGAGGAGGACGTGAAGGTGTACAAAGAGCAGAATACCAAACACAATCAGATTTAAATAGAGCTTTACTTGAAGCACAATTAAGACAACAAGGATTTGGTCAAGCTCAAAGTTTAGCAACTAATCAATTTAATCAACAAATGCAATTAGCTGGTCAACAACAAGGATTATTAGGACAACAAATATCTGGGCTTTCTGCATTAGGTGCACAACAACAAGCGCAACAACAAGCTCAATTAGAAGCACAAAAACAATTAGAATATCAAAAAATTTATCAACCTTTACAAACTGCTCAACAATTTGGTCAAGGTATTACAGGTCTTATTGCTGGATATCCTCAACAAACTCAACAGCAAATTGCTCCTTCTCCTTCAGCTTTACAAACAGGTTTAGGTGCTGCTTCAACGTTGGCAGGTATATATAAAACATTATTCCCAAGTCCGTTGCAAATACAACAGGTAAGATAAATTAAATGTCTAGAATATTAAGAAGACCAATGTTTAGAGGTGGGTCAATAAGTAGTGAAGGTATTATGTCTGTACCTAGAAAAAAATATGAAGAAGGAACTGATGCGGGTGGAGTACAAGATTTTGATATTTCTAGTTATGGATATCCTTATGATCAAGGCGATGGAGGTAGTGATTACACTGCTTTAGCAGGTAAATCAGAAGATTTAAATATTAACCCTTCTTTGATTAAAAAAGAAACTGCTCAAATAAAAGATAAAGCAAAAATATATAAAGCTTTAGGACAAGAAGTAGAAGAAGGATCTTATGGAGATTTACTACTTAAAGAATATTTGGGTAATAGACCAGATCCAATGGGTAAATTTTTAATTAATTTTGGTTTAAATTATATGTCAGCTAGACCAAGAGGTGGTAAATTTGGAGCATTTGCAACAGCTGCGGATGCTGCTAAAAAACCTACAGAACAATTATATGCAGACATAGACACTGATAGACTATTAAAATTAAAATTAATGGGTGCTCTTTCTAAGAGTGATGGTAAAGGAGCATTTGAAAAAAAGATAGATGCTATTTGGAAATCAGAACAAAATAAACCTGAAGGTAAAAGAAAATTTAATTCAAGAGAAGAAGTTGTAGATACTGTACTTAGTACAGAACAATATACAAAACAAGAATCACCTGAAGTAAGAATTGAAAAAAGAACAGCTGAAATTTTAAAAGAACCAGGTGGAGCTGCTACTAGAGAATCTGCAAGAAATAAAGCTGAGTTTGAATTATATTCAATTAATAAAATACCAAAAACTGAAAAAGAAAAAATAAATTTTAACAATCCATATTTTATTGAAGTAGGTCAAATTATTCAAAAACCTGGTTCTACAGATTTTAAATTAGAAGGAGTAACAGAAGGAAATTTAAAACAATTTAAAACTAATAGAAACTACGTAGATCCAAATACAAGATCCGTTTATACATATCTAGGACCTAATACATTTAGATTTGTATCAAAATATTAAAGGTTCATATGTCAAACGAAAACTTTGATAGCATTAAAGAATTAGAAAATGCAGAAGATAATCAAGTATTTTCTAAAGTAGATAAACCAATTCCAAACGTATCTGATTTCAGTGATTATGTAACTCCACAAGAAGTTACAGATGGTTTAACTTACAAAGCTCCTAAACCTACGGTCGATCGTAAAGAATTAACAATTGAAGAAAGACTTGCACAAGGTCCTAAATATAAAGATAAATCTAAATTAGAAACAATTTTATTTGGACCAGATATAGAATTACAAGGTGACTTTGGAATACCGGCACAAAGAGTGGTTGAAAGATTATATAGAAAAGGAGCGGGTAAAGAAGTAGAGCCTGTAGATAATTTTTCAACAACTGAATCTATGGTTGCTGGATTAATAGATGGAAATATAAAATTAGTTAAATTCCCAGTTAATATTGCATCAGAAGTAATAGACTTTGCAAGAGGGTCAGGAGTTGAGCCAGATAAAAGTGCAGTTGCAAAGGTCGAAAAATATTTTACAGATAGTATACTTGGAAAAATTGCAACTGAAGCAGAAGACATTGCATTTACCGATGCCGCAGGAAAATTAACTTCTGCAGCTACTCAAATTCTTGGACTTTCAAAACCAACACAAGCATTAAGTGATTGGGGATTTAAAACTGCAAATAGATATTTTGAAGCAGCAAAACTTGGTAAAGTTGCGACCAATAGTAAAAGTTTAGAACGAGCAACAAAAGAAGCTTTAAGATTAAATCAATTAAGTGGTAAACAAAAGTTTGCATCTTTTATGATTGGTGGTGGGCTTGGTATGGCTGCAGTTGCTGATCCAGAAGAATTTGGAACATTATCTGAATTACTAGAAGGAACAAGATTTGAAAATACATTAGGTGTACTTGGATTAGACCGTGAAAAAAAACAAGATCCACAAGATGAAGCGGCAAGAAGACTTTGGAACAGAACTAAATTAGGAATAGAACAAGGATTAATAACATGGCCTATTTTATTTGTAGGTGGAAAAATTGGTAAAATGATAAATAAACAATCTAAAGATGTTTATGCAAGTAACGAAGATTTAGATAGATGGATTGAAAAATATTTTATGACTCCATTTAAATCTAGAGGTGTAAAGCCCGATGAATTATTTGAGGAAATGCAAAGGGTAAAAGGTAAAATATCTTCAGGACAAGTTGCTTCAATAGATATAATAAAAGATATAGACGCAACTCTTCTTAAAATTGCAAAAGAATCTGGTATTAATAAAGGAACTCCTGAGTTAAAAAGATTAATAGGAAGAATGGATGAACTACTTGTTACAGGATCTGATATTGTTAAAGGTAAAGAATTTTTATTTAAAGGCTTTGATCCTAAAAAATTATCTGAATTTAAAAAATTTACATCAGCAGAACTTGGATTAGGTGCAGATCAAATAGAAAGATTGGTTGCAGAATTAGCAAAAGCTAGGAATATATTTAATACATATAAGAATACATTTTTTGCAGGAGGTAATATAAATGCTGCGGCTAATGATTTTGCTAAAATTATGTCTGAAAGAATGCAAAACATTTGGACATCAGAATATAGAATATTTGAAGATAATTTTAAAATATTTCCGTGGCTAAGATATAAGCCAATTCAATCTAATTTAGATGATGCTAAACAAGTATTAGGACGTTATGCAGCTCAAAATGGAGCAAGATTAACAGATCAACAATTAGATGAACAATTACAAACAATATTAAAAGAAGTAAGAAGGGATCCATTAACAGGATCTCCAGAATTTCCTTTATACAATCAAAGTATTTTAGCTGAAGATGGAATACAATATATAAACATGGCTAAAAGTTTTGAAGGTGGAAAATTTAAGCCAAGTGATTTATTTAAAAAAGAAGAAGATGTTAGAAAATTTCAAAGATTGTTTGGACAAAAAAGAGATTTAAGAAATACAATTGCAAGTACTATGTCTGATCTTGCAACTCTTACTTCAAAAGATACATTTTATAATAATATTTTAAAACTTAATGATGATTTAATAAAACAAAAAAGACCTGGAATATTTTATGATAGTCCAACAGCAGCAAGAAGTGGTTTAAGAAATGTTATAGATGGAGATAATATTATAACTACAAAAGGTGGGTTAAATATAAAATCTCCTATTGGTGAAGATTTTTATACTAATCCTTTAAATGGTAAGTATACATCTAAACCTTATGCAGATGCTTTAAATTTTTCTGAAAAAGTATTGTTTGATGAAGTAGCAAGAAATACTTGGTATCAACATTTAGTTCTTATTCCAAAAGGATTAACACAAGTTTCAAAAACAGTATTAGGTCCTTTTACACATACAAGAAACTTTATAACTCAAGGACAATTTGTTTTAGCAAATGGTAATTTATTTAAAGATCCTAAAAAAATAGCGGAAAATTTTAAACGAGCTTTTAATACTGTTCAACCGCAACTTATTTATAGAAATTTACCTAAAGATCAAGCTATGGCAAGATTTTTAATTGAAGAAGGAGTTATGAGTTCGAGTGCTATTGCTGCGGATATATCAGGTTTAATAGAAGATATGTCTAAAACAGGAGATGTTTATTCAAGGCTATTTGGAAAATTTGGTAATAAAATGAAAGATCTTTATAAATTTGCTTTTGATTTATATGTTGCAGAAGATGATATTTGGAAAGTTTATAGTACTTTTTCTGAATTTGATAATTATAAAAATCTTTACACTAATGCTGTTAAATCAGGAAAACTTAAAAACATGCCAACTGATTTAGAAATAATGAAACAAGCAACAAAAATTGTAAGAGATACTTTACCAAACTATGCATACGTTGGTGATTTTATTAAATCTATGAGAAGAACTCCACTTGGAAACTTTATGTCTTGGCCAGCATCTGTAATAAGATCTGGATTAAAAACATTTGAACTTGCACAAAAAGAAATAAAAGATCCTATTTTACATTCACAAGGTGTAAAAAGAATGATGACTTTTGGAACAGTTACTGCTGCTTCATTACCTGCAATTCAATCAATGGTTCACGGAGTTTATGGTGTTACAAATAAAATGGTAGCTGCGGCTAGGTTTTTTGTTCCTGATTTTTCTAGGAACTCAACTCTTATATTAACACAAGATGCAGACGGTAATTTTAAATATATAGATGGAAGTGGTTCATTTGTTTATGATACATTAACTTCTCCTTTCCAATCTACAATAGCTGAAATCAATATATCAACTCCATATGATCCAAAAGCTCCTATTATACCTGCAGCATATAAAGGATTAATTAGAGGAATTGGAAAATTAATGGAACCATTTATTAGTGAATCTATTTGGTTAGAAACATTTAACAATTTAGTTGTTAGAAATGGTGTGACTCCTGATGGAAGAAGATTATGGAATCCACAAATGGATGCGCCTGATAAAGTAATAGAAGCTTTAAAATATTTTATAGAACAAACTGCGCCAGGATCTTACAAACAATCAGTTCGTTTAAAAAAATCAATTACCGGTGAGCCTGGAGCAAGAGGTGAAAAATATGAAATTAATGATGAAATAGCAGGATTCTATGGTTTAAGACAAATTAAATTAGAACCAATTAAAAAAATGGACTTTAAATTAAATGAATATCAAAAAGCAGTCGCTGATGCTCGTAAAATATTTACAGTTCCAGCACAAAAAGGTGGAGAGTTATCAGGAGATGAGTTTATAGAAAATTTTTATTATGCCAATAGAAAAAAATATGAAGCTATGAATAATTTAAAAATTACAAATGAAATGGCTGAAATATTAAATGTAACTAAAAATCAATTAGCTAGAGCATATGATGATAGAAATTTATTAAAAGATTATAAATATTTAGAATCAAATAACTTTAGACCTTATACTATAAGTAAACCTTTAGTGCAAAAAACAGAAGAAATATACAAAGATTTATCTACAAATTTTGATAACATTGAAATAACAAAAACATTAAATAATCAAACTTTAAATAGTTTATCAAGAATGATTAGAGACATGTCTAGAGTTCCTTTAGGAGAAAATTTAAATAATTATATAAACATTGAAGATTATTTAATTGGAGACAAGCCATCTCTACTAGGACCGAGAAGCGAGGGGCCAGTTAATGTTCAACCATTACCACCACAACCTCAACCTAATCCACAAGTGGTATCTAAACCTCCAATACCTATGAATCAACAATCTGGCTTG